GCGTATGAGTCGCACGGACTTTAACTCACTTCCGCAGTAAGGTTAACGGACCTTACAACTAGGCAAGGTTAAGTGTTAAGAAATCCCTCCTTCTGGACAAAGGATGCTGACGACCTACTGTAGCCGCATGCTAGAGGACTCGCAAGAGCAATCTAATAGAATGTTTGATACAGTTTCCGTCATTTTATACTTTTAAATAAGGAGATATCGTTATGGCTTCACATGCAGGCGATTTAATTGTAACTGACTTAGGTTTTCGCTCTGGCGCGACCTTTGCTGCAGACGCAACATCTGGGTCTAACCCTCCAGGTAAACTATGGATACCTATTTGGTCGGGCGAAGTAATAAACGCTTATGATCAATACAATCGATTCGAGTCAATGGTAGAAACTCGAACAATTCAAAGCGGTACTACGATGGAATTTCCCATCACAGGTACTGTAAGCCTTAAACCTTCTTGGGGAGCTGGCGAAGAACTATTGGGTGGTGATGACACCACGGCAACTACGTTCCAAGTCAAGCTAGACGCGCGTCCAATGGCGGCTCACTTCGAACTGGATAACATCGACTTGATGATTACTCAGTGGGAGTATCGTTCAGAATTGGCACGACAAGCAGGACTAACTTTAGCTAACGCACGCGATAGGCAGATTTCTGCTTACATTGCTCGTGCTGCTGCTGAAGAAAAGATTGCTAATGACCCACGGGTTAGCGGTGGTCTTGTACCTAAGGCTCCATTTACATCATTTAAGTATGCTGATCTTGGAGACGCAGGTGGTGATGACGCTGAGACTGATGCAGCATTGCTTCTTCTAAAGAATATCGAAGACTGGATGGTTTACCTCCAAGAAACTGATATTAGTACTGAAGGCGTATACTGTGCTGTAGATCCGCCAACATTCGCAAGCATTCGTGCTTTGGGTGTTGCTCGAGATAATGCAGATCTTGGTTATGGTTCTGCAACTGGTAGTACTGATCCTATGTTTGCAGGCATTGCTCAAGAAGGTGGTCTTGGTAGCTCATTAGCTGCTCGACCTCACATTGAGGAGATGCTCACTTATATGGGTTGTACTATTATTAAATCTAATCACCTACCGAATAAAGACTATGCGGTAGGAGAGATTGGTGAAGCTAGATATAACCTCAACTTTGTAGGCACTCCTGGTGCTGTGGGAACTGCACGGCATTGCAAGGCTCTTATGTGGCAACAAGGTTGTGTAGCTGGTCTTAAGCTACAAGGGTTGAAAGTAGATACTGTTGACGACATCCGTCGTAACACTACATTTACTGTAGCGTCTGTAATGGGCGGTACTGGTGTACTTGCACCTGAGCGTGCAGTGGCAGTTATTAACTCTTTGAGTATAGAGACTACAGACTCTTTACATGCTACAGCTTCAACACGCGCCGAGCTTAAAACAGCTTGGGGTATGACTGGAGAATGGATAGAAGCATAATAATATTGTTTTTATAACTTCACACGATCTGGGTCCCCCTCTGGGGGGCTCAGGTTTTTTACATAAGGAGAAAAGAAATGGGCTTTATTTTTGAACTTGAAGCTGTAAATCACATGCTTCTAATGGCAGGAGAATCTACAGTTTCTAGTCTTAGTGCTGAAACTGATGTAGATACAGAAGTAGCCCGTTTACTTTTAGATCAATTTAGGATGGACTATTTGTTAAGGGGTACGGTAGGTAATCGTCTCCTGAAAAAGGTATATCCAGATGTGGCAGGAAAGATAGAGTTAACTGCTGATATACTATCAGCTGAGCTAGTATCCTATCACGAAAACGATGACGGTTTAATGCTTCAGGCTAATATCAGAGGGTTTAGTGTAGATGAAGATCCTGCGAATCCTTTACCTTACTTATTTAACATAACTGATGGCACTAGTGTATGGGTCACAACTACAGAGTATACTGTAGAGTATATATATAATCTAGATTGGGTTGATATAGACACCCCATTCCAAAGAGCTATTATGGCTGCTTCTGCCCGTCAATATCAAATTGTAATGCAGGGTGACTATGATTCAGATGCTTATCTAGCACAAGTAGAAGCGTTTTATAGTGCCAAGGCTAAGGGAGCAAATATAGATGATAGGCGACGGCATGTGTTTTCTCAACTAGGATACAGTGCCAAAGGCGCGGTTACTCGTGTAGATACTAGTACTGATCCAGCACGCTTTAGATATTGGAGAACAAATAACGGGGGTTAAGGAGGCAGTATATTATGGCTAAAGGTAGGAGTTATTTCCCAGTAAGAATAGATATACCCTCTTTATCAGGTGGAGTAGGAAGATCTTCTCCATCTAAAAGAGTGCCTACAGAATCTGAGAATGTAGATAATATGATTGTATCTCTAGAACACTCAGCCGAAAAACGTAGAGGGGTGGAACTCTTAGAGTGGACTGATGCATCGTTAATAGGTAGGCTACCAGAAGTATCTGACGCACAGAATGATACTGATGCAGCTCCTAAAGATCTATGGATGCACTGGTTTCTGGTGTCTTCAACTGCTAAGTACCTAATAGTCGTAGACTATAAAGCTACTGCAGATACAGATGATTTGCTTTGGGTGTATAAAGTAGATGCTGACGGAGAACTATCACTTCAATATGACTATCAACCAGTATCTAGTGACGATGAATACGCTGATTTTGGTATCTCAAGAGAGTACCTAACTTATGGATCGGATACCTATACTGCTAAAGAAGCATTGAGAGCTGTGGCTGTAGGGTCATCTATCCTTATCTTAAATACTAAAGTTAAAGCTGGGTTCACTAGTGATGAATCTGGTGACAATTTACTTAAAAACATGGGGGGCGGAGTTTCGTCCGAGACAGATCACATTGGTCCTGCTCTAAAATATCTTACTGCTGCTACAGTTGATGAGAAAAATGATGCAGAGATATGGACAGCATATACACAGTATATAGCGGGAGATCATGCTTACGATGCTGAAGATAGAATGGTTGATGATACCCTTCTTATTGATTACGATGATGAGGGTGACAATGTTCCAGATACCGCACTAGTTACAGGCTATGACTATCTAAGGAAAGGTCTTTGGCAAGTCACGGATACAGCAGCTGATGTAGTCGGACCCATTGGTGTAGGGCTAAGTCCACGGAGACCTTCGTCTGCTATAGGTGCGCTTAATATGAATCACGGTGATAACCAAGGTAATATGCATAAAAATTTTATGACCTTGGGTCCAATGACGGGCGGCACTTCAACTACTAAAGCGGCAATGAAAGTACAGATATTAGATCCTTCTGACCAATCTGTCCCTGACAAGGATGACTTGCTAGCTGATTTAGGTACTGGTTGGTTCAATGATACAGGTGCAGTTGGATCAACTGGTTATGATAACAGAATGGGTCTGCCTCTATGGCAAGATGGAGAGAACTATGTAGAGGTAGTTGATGGTGTTCCCTATGAAAAGGTTAGATTTTATTTAGATGAAGCTATGGATGAAACCGCGAATCCCGATGATAGTGGATGGGATGTTCGTGGGTATAATTCTGCTCATACTAATGTTCTATGGGATCCTGATCCTAATAGCGCGACATATCAACCTGATCCTGTCGGCAACATGCACTTCAAAATATATGTAGGTGGGGGTACTATCACTACTGTTAGACAGTTAGTAGAACATTTTTGTAATGCCTTTAACTGGTATCAAGCTCAAGGTGTACTATCATTAGTAGCTACTCCTGATGCATTGCTTACTGGCTGGGAATTTGAATCAACATTCTTTACAGAGCAGTGGGAACGAGTACGGAAAGATCCTATGCCTGCAGCATATTTAACTAGTGGAGAAGTAGACGAGACGCTTCTTATAGAAGCACATGCAGCATACGATACTTCACTTGATATAGATGATTATGATGTATGGACAGAAGGATGGGCAAGATATACTGACTATATAGAAGCTTCTGATTACTTCTACCCGAATCCTGAGACTAAATTTCTAGGGCAAGCTGTTGCCTCTCTTACAGATCTTAAGTTTCCTCCTGATAGTACTGACCTCTCCGCTTTTAACGGAGGTAATGAAGTTGAAACGGTATTGAGAGTCTTGTATGATGATATAGGAGATGTGGAGAACGATGGTACTACTGCTACAGGTAGGGGTAAGCTCTACTACCTTAGCCAACAATACTTAGGATTAGCAGAAGGATACTTTAGAGTTAAGGACATTGAGGAGCAGCCTTATTTACACAAGATAAGAACTCCAGAGATTATGTCTATCATAGATAAGAGAAG